ATTTCCCGCCCCTATTGATGTACGCTTCTTGATCCGATGTTGTGTCGGGTCGTACTTGCTGTCAGGCTTCTTTACCACTATACCATCTCCAACCTTTTCCAATGTGGTGAGTCCATCATTTTACGCACCCTGTCTTCACGGATAACTCTGGTGTTCTCTTTTGGTACGTGAGTAGACCATGCCGTAGCAGCCTGATACGCAGTCCAGAGTGTACCCTCAGTGCGCTCTCCATACTTCTCATAGTTACCACGCCCAATGAGGTGACGGTTCTCCTCATCAAATGTTTTCATCAGGTTGGATAGCATAACCTTGTTAGGTTTGTGCGCTTTGGTCACGTTGTCCATACGCTTTGCCAGTGTGTTGCTGAACAGACTGATAGCCTGATCTCTATGAACAGGCGTCTGATACCAGCGGTGCATCTTATTCATCCCAGAGTTAGCAACATAGTCTGATGCTGCCCTGATCTTACTTGCAAAGCTAGGGACAGAGAAGTTCTTGGAGTGACGGCCATACACATACGCCAGCTTGTCACCATCAACCAGAGTATTATAACATGCGGCACGGAAATATCCCATCATGCCGTTGTTAGCCCATGTCCTGTTGTGGCTGGTACGGAACTTAAACTGAGGTGTGACCAGATCGTTCCTACCATCTATGGTTGTGGACTCTGCATAGAACTTAGCAGTAAGCTCTAGCTGTTCACCATGACCAATCACATTGGTTTCAAACTTAGCACCCTCCAGATCAATACCTGACATACTGATAGCTTGCTCAAGGTTCTCCACGATATCAAGATATTGTACAGGCTCATAGCTTTCAGACACAATAGCTATTGGTTCTTTGCTATCAGTGCGGCGTAGACCCACGCCCAGTGAGGGATCAATCCTTCCCCCATCTACACCCCCAAAGTTAGGGTTGAACGCACCAAGAGAAAACTTCTCCACATTAAAGTTAAGTACATCATGGTTAAACATTTTGGTTCTCTTTCATTTTAAGGTTAAAACGTAGTTGATGTAGTTGTTGGATACACTGTGACAACTTGTCACTGTCCTCCATCTTTACTGTGCCATTTAACTGAAGCTGGCTTAATACTTCAAGAGTTTCTTCTATTGCTTCAAGAGTTGTCACTGCCCCACTCCCCATATCCTTGGGTAAAGGCAGACATTTCATGTTGAATCCACCCATTGAGTTCTTCAACGTCAATATCTTCAACGTCAGTATCAAGGGCTACAAGTTCCATGTACTCCTCCACCATTGGACGGCACCATGCATCGTCTCCATAACGAAGGAAGCGTTGCACATCTTCTACAGTTTGAAACTCAGGTAAAAACATCTCACTCTCCTTTAAGTTGAATATCTTTTAATGTTTGCTCTGCAAGTATACCATTAAACGTGTTGGAAATCAAGCACAATCCGTTCAGTACGGACGGTGCATTAGTCATAGTAAAAACCATAGCCGCCATCAAAGAATGCTCGGCTATTTCTAGGTCGTCTATGTCCTCCTGTTGTAGCAGTGTCAGTTCGGCGTAAACCTGATCGAACACTTTCATAGGCATCATTCCTCACTCTCTGTATTGTTGTGTGTAAACTTCCTATCTCTGGGAACTATAGGTTTTGCCTCTCTATAATGATGTATGAGAATGTTTTCTTGGAATATTTTTCTTAACTCTTCCATAGTTTCACTCATTTTTAAACTCCTCTATTATATCATACATGGCGTTCATTCATACCCTCCACCAAGTAACTCCGTGTATTCTAATGCAAATGGATGTATATCGTATAGTATATGTCTATATTCTTCTGGTAAAAATCCGATGAGTTTTTCTACGGGTAACGCACATAAAAGCTCCTCAACGGCTGTCATATCTTTACCTCGAACATCAGTTTTAATTTGTTCTATAACAGCATCAATTAGTTCTTGATGTTTATTCATTCTTCAATCTCCGGTTTTAGTGGTGGCTTGGCACCGAAGTAAGTTTCTTGTATCCACTTGTAGTGTTCTGGTGTTCCCGGTTTGGGTGGCTTCACCATACCCGGCATAATCATATCATACAAGTCTACTTGCCTCTTCAACCAATCGTGATCTTCCTTACTCATGCTGCACGCAACGTCTTTAACGATTTTGACAACTCTAACCTAACTACATCAACGATATCCTCTGCTGCCATTCCAAGAGTATACCAGACAGGCTCCTCGGTAAACTTCCATCGTGCCATGTAAGACTTCTCCCTGATGTAGTAGTTGCGATATGCCCTGATAGCATCACCCTCTGCCTTGCAGCGTTCAGGCATACACTGGGGAGGCTCACTAAACTTACCTCCCTTCAGTTCATAAGGCAAGGTTTTTAGGTTGTTAAATACCCCACTGCTCTGGGTCTTGTGTACCTTACCATACCGTGAGGTGTACTCAACAAGTAAACCTTGAAGAAGCTGCCACAGCCACTGATAGTTGCTACGGTTCTTCCTTGCCCAGATAGCACTTGGATGGTTCTTATGAGTAGACTTGTAGCATTCAATGCTAGTGTAGCCATCAATCTCATGGTGCGCCGTACTGAGTAACTGTGCAGTCTCTACTATCATTTTTACTACGTGCTTGTCGCAGTGCATCTCGGCACACTTCTTTGGGTCGCTGTGTAAATAAAAGATATTCATTTTTCAATCTCCGGTTTAACATCCTTCTTTTTATTTGGAAGGATACGGTTACGAAACAAAGCTCTTTGGAGAACCTTTGCTTGTGGATTTCTGGGACATCCCAGATTTTTTTTTACTCCATGTATATGCTTTCGCTTCCCCATTTTTCTCTCAGTTTTTCTTGCCATTCCTCATATCCTTTCACGTATGCTTCATAGTTTGCATCACGTTGTTCTCTATTATACCACCACTTTGGCATCACATTGTAGGATAACTGTTGTAACTGATCCCATTCTAATTTAGACATCACCACTCTTCATCTCCTTTTTTAGCCATTCTAATTGTACCATAGCTATATCATATGCTTGGCTTGGTGTCAACTTAGTTAGTGAATACATAGTATATTTAAGACCAGACTCTTTGCCTGTTGTCTTAACCTTGATGCGGTGGGAGTCATCCCATGTTATCTTCCAACTATCACCGCCAAGATTTAGTTCTACGAAGTCAAGCATCGCCATCTTCTACCTCCAGATTAGGTGTGAAGCCTTTCTCTGTAAACAATTGTAATTCAAAGTCTTTGTTATCTTTATCTGTAACAGTTACAGTTATGGTTGCGAAAGTATCAAAGCTGCTATCCTGCTTTACTTTGATATTGTTTACGTTGTGTATTCTGAGTCCATTCATGCCTTAACCCTTTCATCTAGTAAATCTTCAACAATTTCAAGTGCTTGTTCTAACCTGCTATCATTACCCTTTAAGGCTAGTTCAATAGCAATATGCACCCAGTTTAATTTAGCTTGTTTTGATAGGTCTATAATTTTCATTAACTTATCCTCATATATTCTTCTTCCGCCCTACGTGAGGCTTCCAAGATAGTCTCGACCTGATCGTCAGGCCACCCTTCTTCGATTAGCAAGTCGTAGTGCAAATCGAGTAAGTTCTCCTTGATAATCTCGTTTTGCTGTACTGACATCTTCTTCTTCCTTCCATTCTTCTGTTGCATATTCTTCTGCTACGTCCAGACTATACCCCATTGCGAGGTATTTGTCAACCATTTGTTCATACTCAGGCATAACAATTCTCCATCATTACTAAGACGTTTTTACGCTACACGCAGGACTTCAATAGGTGCGTTCTCTATGTACTGTTTCTGTCGAAGCTGGCGAATGTAGATCACCCACTCAACACGCATAGTTTCCTTCAACGTCACACGTTTGCCACTGGTGGAGGAGTTGTTTCTATAACGTCGAGTTATGCCACGATCACGGATCACGCCCTGTTCTGTGGCTATGATACTGCCCATTGGGATGTACTTATGTACCAGCTTGTTCACCATATCATCACGGCAGTTGCAGTATCCGGTTTCGTACTTGATGTAGTCAGGATTCATGTTAGTCATTGGTCTGGTCCTTTCAATTTTCTGGGACATCCCAGATTTTATCCAGCCGCTACCATAGCAGCTTTCTTCTTACTTGTACCATGAGCCGGAAAACCGACAGGATGCTTACGGGTCCATTTTTCACACAACATACAATCGTCGCACGATATGTCGTCCATGTATGTTGCAGGACATGGTAACACTTTTCTACCTTTGGGTGTTCGTAAATCAGCTATCCTTTTACGATAATCTTTTAATGTTTCCGTCCATACTTTTTCTCCTTTCTCTTTTTTGTTTCTACGTTCCCATTCAATAGGCAACACAGTCACCACCGGAGCTATGTCCATATCGCATAGCTTGTCAGTGTGTTCAAGATTGTTGGCAGACACATTAACAGTGAAGCCTAAGTGGTTCATAATATTGACAGTTATGGCGTTCTGGAAATTGTTCAGCACGTCATAGTGTGTGTATGTAAACCCACGCTTGCCTTTATTAGCTTTGGCAAGATCGACACATTTGGTACTGTCAAGGTCTTTTGTATCACCCGGCAGATCACCAGCTTGATTGTGTCGCCACTTGCTACCAGTGGGCAGGTCTTTGATCTTGTCAAGAAATGTAGGCCAATCGTCGCCACGCTTACCTTCGGTGACTTTGAGCCAGTGCAGCTTCAGCGGTCCACTGTCCGCATAACATCCGTTATCTTTAAACGGACACGAAGTGGGACACGTTGTCGCAGTGCTAGTTGTCACTGCCATTGGTCCTACCTTGCTGTTCTTTGATTTAGGTGTAATGTGAAACATTTTGTCTACCTTTTCATGTTGCGTAAGTTATGTTTGAACAACAGTTCTTCCACCCGTTGATGGTTTTCTTCCGCCGTATCCCTACTGTCAAACCAGTGTTTATATGTGGGCCAGTCCATTGGTGGCAGATTGTGGGCCTCGCATTTTTCAACGTGATAATTGTAATCTTTCGTGCGACGTTTAGCCCATTGTTCCTGTGTTAATTCAGCCATTATTCACAAGCCTCCACTATCCATGCACCCAACGCCATTACAGCAAAGGGGATTCCAAATGTCAAGGGGAAAACATCCCATTGTTCAAAACAAAATCCATATATACCCACCAGTACGGCGGCAAACATTAGGATTATGCAAGTTACTCGCATGATTTTAAACATATTATTCCTCTACTATTTCAGTGTTAAAAATTAAATCCCGCCCATACAAACGTATCGCCTTTTAGATATAGCGACTTGCTGATATCATCCCAATACCCGCACTGATACTTTTTCTCACGCCTATCATAATCCTCACGGATTTGTATTGTGGCAGAGTTAGGTTTACGAACGAATACTTCGCCATGTTTCAAGTCTTTCAACCGTATTTGATACATTTCTTTTCCTCTCAATTTTCTGGGACATCCCAGATTTATTTGTCCGGCGTTATAAAATCCAATGCACCATTAAGATATTGGTGCATTTCCTTGCCTGTCATGCGAGGCGTTGCATGATGCGATCCATTGTAATTCACCAGACAGTAACCACCATAACATTCAGCAAAGTCTAAGTCCATGTGCGCTACTTCGTGCAGCATGGCGTTAAGGTTATCTAACTGATTTTGCAGTGTTGTTTTTGTAATTCGATAAGTCATTTTATTACCTTTCAATTTTCTGGGATATCCCAGATTTTCAACGTTGATTAAACCTAGCATAACTCAGACAACAAGTCAAGATCACGGTTTATCAGAAATTGTTCATCTCGTTTGCGTTGATCGCTTAACCATTGTTCCCGCATTTCTTGAACGTACACCGATTGTTTATGTGCCAACCGTACATCATCTAGTCTCTCACTGTCAATAGGATGCTTCACATCTTGCCAATTGGTGCGAGTGGATAGCAATATTTTAGGATGAATATCACCATAGTTCGGTTTTTGTTTTCTTGCCATTGTTTAGCCTTTCAGTTTTTGGGATATCCCAGATTTTCACGGATAGAATTATACGATTGATATAATCCTATCAGTAAAAACCCTCCCCCGTCAATAGGCTCACTAGGGAATACCTAGCTGCCCATTGATGGGTTGGATTGTTAGGCTGCGTTTGCCATTGCCTTGGCGTGGCCAATGATATCCTTAAGAGAGATACCCTCGGTTTTTGCCTCTTTGATCAAACTTGCCAGCTTGTCGGCAAAGTATGCCACATCCTTGATGATGGGGGTATCATCTTCACCAGTATCTTCACCAGTACCTTCACCAGTATCTTCACCAGTACCTTCACTAGTTTTTTCTTTCTTAGTCAATTGTTTGCGAATGTATCCGATAGAGGCCCATCCATTATCTGCGACGTAATCTTGAATAGCATCATGGTTCTGATATACGAATTTGACCTCTCGGACAATCTCGGAGCGCTCCGCCTTGGAAAGCCTGACAAAGATATCCTGCAATGCCTCGGAATGGTTTACGATTTTATCAGTAATAGAACCTTCGGGAAATGGTTTTGCTTCGTTTGCTGTTTCAGCAATAAGCAATTCAGCAAGGGGAAGATATACCACGTTAACTTTCTCTTCCGCCTGTCCCTTGGCTTGTTTTGCAAACTTGCGAAGAGCCTTATTGATATCTTTCGTTTCCATAATTAGTACCTTTCTGTTTTGAATTGATTGTTAGACGTTGGTGTAACGGTTAACCATTGCATTGGCAGGATAACCCTTAATCCCGAAAATATCAATGATAATGAATTGAATAGTTTTATCATTATGCTTACTTATTTCCGAAACTAAACTTTTAAACTTTTTAGAACCAAGAAAGGACAGACAATCTTGAACTGCGTCTCTTTCTGTTTTGTTGGTGTAATCCATTTTATAGGACATTATCTTAAATCCTTAGTTGTTATGTCGTTATCGACTAAAGAGACAGTACCATAGGTCAATTAAAAATGTAAACCCCAAATCGTCATTTTTTAGGATATCCCAATTTTTTTATCATCATTTACACAATCTGCGGTATTGGGAATATCATCACAGATATAGGCTAGATGCTGGCAAATGCCAGGGAATGCGTTGGGATAGTTTAATTTAATGGGCAGGCGAGATTAATTAGCACGGGGTAATCATCATAAAGCGGCGTTATGAATGTTGCATAGGTGTTATAAAGTTAGCACAGGCTAATATTATCAAGGTATCTGTTATTGCGGATTGGAATCATTCTAAGGTTTGGCCGCATAGGGGTAGGAAAAAAAACTGCGGCGGTACTGCTGGCGACATAGAAAAGGGACTATAGATAAAATTATCAAAAATAACAGGGTCAATAAAAAAAAGATATCTATAAGTGTTGCATAAATACCACAGGGCGGTACTAATTAGTTACTTTATAGTATTTTTATAATATATTTTATATATCTCTATTGTAGAACTCTACAGTATAGTGTATAATATTACTATGGAGTATTTAAATAGTAACTATATAGAAACATTTGTTAACCTTCAAGGATTGTTATCCGAACAGGTTAATGAACAATGTAACACTGACTTCCTTTCCTTTGTCAGGCTAATGGCACCCTCAATTGTTTCCGGCTTTGAGATGGGTCGCCACATTGAAGTCATATCAGAAAAACTACAACAAATAGAAAATGGAGAATTAAAACGACTGATGGTGTTTCTACCACCTCGGTCCTCCAAGTCTGTTATTTGTTCCAAGCTGTTTCCAGCATGGTACATAGGTAGAAACCCTGAACATGAGCTACTGACAATATCCCACAGTGATCAACTGGCAAGTGACTTTGGCAGGTCTGTCAGGGACTTGGTAAACACCGATGAGTTCTCAAAGGTATTCAAGGGTGTGGCACTGAGGAGCGATGTCAGGGCAGCAGGTAAGTGGAAAACAAATCATAATGGAACCTACTATGCCGCTGGTGTCCGCTCCCAGATTGCTGGTCGAGGCGCACATGTAGCAATACTGGATGATGCAATGTCTGAAGAAGATGCTATATCCAGTGCAGGTAGACGCTTCATCAAGGAGTGGTATCCTGCTGGTCTACGCACACGTATCATGCCGGGGGGTTCCATAGTCATAATCAATACAAGATATCACTATGATGATCTCTGTGGCTGGCTACTGAAGCAACAGGAGAACATGCCCGACTATGAAACTATACCATGGGAGGTTGTTAAGATACCGGCATGGCTGGATGAAGATGCCTCAGAACTTCTAGACCTTCCTGTAGGTAGTAGTTACTTTCCACAGTGGAAGCCAGATGAAGTACTCAGGGTAGACGAAAACGAGATCAAGGCCAGCAATGGTAGCAGGTACTGGAACGCCCTGTACATGCAAGACCCCACCCCTGAAGAAGGCGGAATAATAAAAAAACGCTGGATACAGGAATGGGACTCCGGTGATCCCCCCACATGTGATTTTGTTATACAGACATTCGACACAGCATTCTCCACATCAAATACCGCTGACTACAGTGTGATACAGACATGGGGTATCTTCTACATGTACAATCAGGATGAGCAGGGCTACGAAGACTTTGCTCCACACCTGATACTTCTGGGTAACATCAAGGGCCGCTTTGAGTATCCAGAACTAAGGCGGCTGGCGCAGAAGCTGTATAGCCAGCATAGACCTGATGTATGTATGGTGGAAAAGAAAGCATCCGGCCAATCCCTCATACAGGATATGCGTAGGGGTGGGCTACCTGTAATGGAATACCTACCTGATCGTGATAAGGTATCCAGAGTTTATGCCGCAACTCCTATCATGGAATCGGGTAGGCTGTGGATACCCAAGGGTAAGAAGTGGGGAGATGACCTCATAGAAGAACTTATACGTTTTCCCAATGCGGCACATGATGATCAAGTGGATGCCCTAACGATGGCAATCCACTATCTGAAGGACTCATGGCACCTTACACACCCCGATGATCCAGAGTATGATGACGAACCCAGAGAGAAACCAGCTACTTACTGGAATGTATGATTTGGGAAAATGAAGAAAGTGTGCTATAATAATAGGAAATGAATGATCTTGAAAAAATATTATATATTTTAAATTTATCGGATATTCATAAAAAGAAAACGATATCTGATATAGTTAGAACAATACTACCACCAATAAAATTAAAACAGTATTTATTAATAATAGATCATACTAAGGTATTCTACGCATCATGGGCTTTCATGTCTCAGGAAGCTTCAGATAGTTTTGAGAATAGAACAAGGTTGTTACAACCTAAAGATTGGAATAGTGGTAATATACCTTGGGTTATAGATATAGTATCTCCACTGGGCGGTACAGCAGAGGGAATAAAAGAACTAAAAAATATTTCTAAACTTCTAAATGTTAGAGGAACCGTTAAGTTTTTTAGAAATAAAAAGGGGAAGAGAGAATTACATAATGTTTCATTCTTATAAAAAATCAAAGTTTACTAATCAAAAGCTATGGGATGATCTTGAAGCCTATGGTTTTAATCAGTATGAATTAAAACATTGTTGTTTTGATAGTGATGATTCTAATGATTCGGGCCAAGGATATGGTAGTGGTGACGATTTTGAAAAAGCAGAGTTTGATGCAACAGCAAGAGAACGTGGTGATTTTGCAGATGTAGCTGGACTAGGCACCAGAGGTGCTGGCATGGGTCCAATGGGAACCGCCCAGTCATATACTGATCCTACTCAAACTGCTTATGATGTAACACCAGAACAGGTTGCGGATCAGCAACAAGCAAGAGATCTTGAACTAACATACGGTGTTCCTTATGGTAGTGTTACCCCTGCTTATGAAACTGATCCAACAGGTCCGCAAACTATAAGTTATCCTACTTTTGGTATGGGATTATCAGAAACAGGTCGAGGACTTGGAACGGGTCTTGCTACAATTGTTGAGGGTATGCCGGGACCAGTATCAGCACTTCTAGGTGCTGTAATGGGAGGACCGAAAGGTACTTTCAGAGGAACTGTTGGTAAAGCTTTTGGTCAGGACTATACAGGAAAAAGTCTTGCAGATAAGGTTGGAGGAGCTTTTCGTGATATACAATCTCAAGCAGCAGTAGGTAATCCCGAAGCATCAAAAGCAGCTATGGAAGCTGAGATTGATGCTGCTAAAGACGCAATGTCGGCAAATGCTGCTGTACAGGGTCCACCAGATGCAACCGATATACAAGGACTTGTTGATATAAGTCCTCAAACAATATCTGAACAATTTGCTGATGCTCCTGAAGCATTTGAGTTTGGCAAGAATTATGGTGTTGGCGAAGCATATAACCCAGCAATAGGAATGGCTGATCCTACTATAGCTGGTCTGCCGGGAGTTAGTTTTCCAGCAGAAATAGATGTTCAACAGGTTGCTGGTCCACTTACTGCTCCTCCTTCTAAACAACAAAGCTCTGCAACAAACTTCTATAGCGGTATACCAGATGGCAATGAAACAATTCCACGTATTATTCCTGAAACTCCTACTGCTACACCAGTTGTAGAAGAAGAAGAAGTAGATATTGCAGCCGCAACTCCTCGCACTAGAACAGCCTCTGTAAGTAATCTTGATCTTATTAGAAGTATATATGGAGATGACATAGCTAATGCACTCTTACCAACTAGGATAGTATAATGGCAACAGAACGTAATCCCTTTGATCGTATACCAGAAGAAGAAAATAATGTTATACCTCTCACCCCTGAGTCAGAAGATATTGATGCTACTTTTGAGGTGGACGATGACGGTAATGTTATCGTTGATTTTTCTAATAATGTAGAAATGGAAGCCTCTGAAGATATTGCTGAATGGTACGGCAATATGGCAGAAGATATGGACGAAGATGATCTGGCAGATATTGCCAACGATATAATAGAAAACTTTGAGGCTGATAAAGATTCCCGTGCTGAGTGGGAGTCAATGTTTGAACGTGGCTTTGATCTGCTGGGTCTGAAGCTTGAACAGGGATCAGAACCCTTTGAGGGTGCATGTACTGCTGTACATCCTCTCCTGATTGAGTCGGCAGTAAAATTCCAATCCAAAGCATCTGGTGAGTTGTTTCCTGCCAATGGTCCTGTAAAAGCCAGAATACTTGGTAAGTCCACACCAGATAAAGAACTACAGGCAAACCGTGTACAGAACTTTATGAACTATCAGGTAACGGAGCAGATGCCCGAATACTTTGATGAGTTTGAAAGAATGTTATTCCATCTACCGCTGATTGGTTCTGCATTTAAAAAGCTGTACTATGATGCCACTGTGAAGCGGCCCAAGTCAGAGTTTATTCCCATAGACCAGTTCTATGTGTCTTACTATGCAACTGATCTGTCTAATGCAGATCGTTATACACATGTTATCTATCGTAGTCCTATTGAACTGCAAAGAGATATAAAGGCTGGTGTATATGAAGATGTTGAGCTTAGTTCTCCTTCTGCATATCCCAGCACTTCCTTCAGTGAAAAGATGGACACGATCATAGGTCTATCCCCAACATCAGACCATGATCCACAGTATGTTCTACTAGAGCAGCACTGTTATTTAAATATTGAAAATGAAGATGAAGCCTGTCCCTATATTGTAACTGTTGAACAACAGTCCAGACAGGTACTGAGTATCCGTAGAAACTATAAGCAAGATGACCCGAACAAAGAAAAAGTAAATCACTTTGTACATTATAGATTTGTTCCCGGCTTTGGTTTCTATGGCCTAGGTCTTATTCACTTCCTTGGTAATCTAACAATGAGTGCAA